TCGGGTTCTATTTCTATTGAATCAGATACACCTGGTGACCCATCTGCTATTATTTCCAACAAATTTGGTAACTTAGAAATATCAGTAGGGGGTATGTTACTTATACAGCCCGATGCATCCTTTATTGCACCAACTGGTTCTTTCTCTTATTTAAGTGGAAGTTTTAATCATATTGGTTCCGCTAATAGACAAGGAAATACTATTGTAACAGGTTCGTTTCAAGTAAGTGGTTCAACAATTCAAATTGGTAATAATACTCTAATTGGTAAAACATCTTTAACAGGTTCAGTAGATATAACAGGTTCATTTGAAGCAAATTTACAAGAAAATTATGTATGGTTAGGAGATTCTAATAATAGAAGTACAGCTGTAGAATTAACTTCCTTACTTGTAACTGGTCCAAGTGGTTCACAAGGACCTCAAGGTATTCAAGGAGAAACTGGTCCAAGTGGTTCACAAGGACCTCAAGGTGAAACGGGCCCAAGTGGTTCACAAGGACCTCAAGGTATTCAAGGTGAAACTGGTCCAAGCGGTTCCCTAAACTCAGCCTATATTTCTTGTTACAATTCTAGCTCTATTGATTTAGATACTGCGGGAGCAGAACAAGTAATACCTTTTACTTCAATATGGGCAGAGAATGGTATATCACTCGTAAATAATAATAGATTTGTATTTGCTGAGCCAGGAGTATATAAATTTGAAATACTTACCACATTACATAATGATCAAACTTCGGAATACGATGCTTGGTTTTGGGTAAAGTATAATGGAAATAATTTTCCAAATTCAACTACTAAGGTAACAATCCAAAAACAAAAAGGTAGTGGAGAGCATGCCCATGAATTAGTAGCAATATCTATTCTTGGAGTAGCTCAAAACCCTAATGATTATATACAAATTTATTGGACAGGTGAAAATACTAACTTATCAATGGTGGCAGAAAACGGTAATGGAGTCTATCCATCATCCCCATCAGTAAGTTTAAATATTATAAGGGTAGGATAATGAACCCCTATACAGATACCTCCAATATAAGAACGTTCTCTAAAGATGTAGATGAAATGGATCTTATATGGCATCGCGATGATGAAGATAGAGAAATTGAAATATTAGAAGGTAAAGGATGGCAATTCCAGCGAGATAATGCATTGCCTTTGGAACTTAAAGAAGGAGATCGTATATTTATACCTCGACATCAAGTTCATAGAGTAATAAAAGGTGAAACTGATTTAAAAATATCAATAAATGATTAAACTAACAGATTTACTAGAAGACCAATCAGTACAAGATGCTGATAAATGGGTTCAATTTCTACAATCTAAATTAGATTTAGAAAACCTAAAAAAGGAATTTGGTGCTAGTAATGTTAGAGCAGATATTGATTATGCAACTGATTACTTTAATGTAATAGATAGTATAGCAAACCAAGAAATAGAATAAAATGGATAACTTTGATTTAAAAAAATACTTAGCAGAAGGTCGCTTATTAAAAGAAGATATTGATAGAGAAATAGTATCTTATATTGCTGATACTTACATCCTAAATGCTAATGACGGCAATCGTAGATACGCAGATTTCCTCGATTTAAATATTAGAGATGCAGTACAGGATGTCCTCGGAATTCTTCAATCACCAGACCATCCACTTCATGATGAAACTAAAAAAGAATATAGTATTGTAAAACGCGATAAAGCAAAAGGTATATTTTAAAAATTAAATAAACATTTAGACTGATTCATAGCCAGTCGATTAAAAATAAAATATTGGGCATCTGTGGCGCTATCATTTGGATAGCGTCACTTTTTTTTATATATTAATGTATTAATAAGAAAGTTAAATGAGTAAAAACGTAGTAATCATTGGTGCAGGTGTAGCAGGTGTAAACGCTGCTACAAAATTAGTTGATAACAACTTTAAAGGTAGAATCACAATTATTGATATGGGGAAAAACCCATATGAAAGAAAGTATAGTGAAGTAATGGAAGGCTTCCTTGGTGCTGGTGGTTGGAGCGATGGTAAATTAACTTACCATCCTGCAATTGGAGGACATATGTCTAAATATTGTGGTGAGGATAAAGCAATGGAATTGTTTGATGAAGTAATTACTAACTTTAAACGTTTCCACCCCAAACCGGAGGAAGTACAATGTTCAAACCCAGTAGAAGAACCAGATTTTATTAAACCATACTTTGGGTTAAGATTATTCCCAGTATGGCATGTTGGTACTGATTATTTGCATGAGATAGGTAAAAATTGGTACGATTTTCTAGTAGAAAATGGTGTAGAATTTGTATGGGAAACAAAAGTAACTGAAATTGATTTTGAAAATAATAAAGTATACTATCCTGAAGTGGCAGAAATGGATAGCGCTGAATTACCTGATGGTTTGCAATGGGTTTATAAGAGAGCACTAGAATATGATAAACTTATATTTGGTGTAGGTAAATCAGGTATTGATTTTGGTAAAAAATTAGCTGAACAGTATAATTTACCAACTGAACCAAAACCCGTACAAATAGGTGTTCGATTTGAAGCACCACAAAAGCACTTCCAAAAATTAATTGATGTATCTTACGATTTCAAATTGTATAGAAAATTTGAAGACAAAGGAGTATCATTACGTTCATTCTGTACAAACAACAACGCAGCTTATGTTGCCGTTGAGGAAACGTATGGAAACCATTCGTATAATGGGCACGCTAAAAAAGACGAATCATTTAGGAACGATATGACTAACTTTGGTATCTTGATGGAAATTCAAGGTATTGATGAACCATTTGTTTGGTCAAGAGAATTAGTAGAAAAAATTCAAAAAGAAGCTACTGGTTTGTATTATAGCCCAACACGTGAACCATCAACAACATCTGAGGGAGAAAATGTTAGCTCAGTACAAATTGATGAAGTCCAATTAGATGAAGTAAGAGATAGATTTCAAGGATATTATTCCTATATAGATGATTTTATAGAAGACATGAAGAAGGTATTCCCAACATTAAAAGACGATTGGGGTGTTTATATACCTGAAGTAAAATATTTGAGTCCTGAGCCACTTGTCGATTATACCAATTTAGCACTCACTAAGTATCCTAACGTACACTTTGTAGGCGATGCTTTATCAGCTAGAGGTATCACGGTAAGTGGTGCACAAGGTAACTATGTTGCAATGGATATCTTGAAAAGTAATAAGTGATTTGCATGTTTAATCTATGATAAAAAATAATATTTGTTTAATAATAAATTTTTGGTTTGGAGATAGAAGGAGAAGTCCCTCTATATACAATGAAGACCGGCTTATTTATTTAAAAACTCAAATAGAATATTTGAGATTATACCAAAATAACTTAAAAACTATTTATTTTAACTTTAATATAGAAAAAGAACACTATAACCTTTTAAATGAAGCGCTTAAATTAGTACCTAAGTATATTAATGGAAGTGAAATAATAACTAATATTAGAGAAAATAAAGGTTTTAGTTATGGGGCTTGGAATGATATTACTTTAAAGGAAATAGAAAATTATGAATATTTTGTATATGTTGAAGATGATTATGTATTTACCCAAGATAAATGGGATAATTATCTAACAAATAAATACAATCAAAAACCAAACACCGGTTATTTATCAATGGGGGTTAGACCTCACCCTACATCTCCCCACCTATACTTATTTCATTCTATAGGAATAAGTTCTTCAAAATCACTAAAGAAAATTATTGAAAAGTTTGGAAACTTAATCAATCAACCATATTTAGAAAAAACTAACTATCATGAAGGGGAGAATTTACAAGATGTTTGGGGGGAGTTATATTATAAGGTAGGCTTAAAAAATTATGATATAAGAGATGATTATAGAGTTGAATTTTCCCTGACAGATAGACCAGAAGATATATGGAGATTATGGTGGTGGAATAAAAATCTTTTTATTCAAAGTATGTTAACTATTCTTGAACCTCAACATACATGGTATGGATGTTTTGATGATGAATACCAAAAAGAATATAAGTTTTAACTTTGAAATTTTAATTAATTTTCATATATTTACTATAAATAAAAATAATAATGATACCAAAAAACGAACGTACTCCATTTCCACAAAGCCGCAAATTGTCTAAACCCGATGGTACTATTGCTTATACATGGGATGGAAAAATGCATAATTGGGAAGGACCTGCANACATCCCAGAAGGAAATACTCGTAAAGCTGAATATTATCTTTACGGTGTAAAAATGACAAAAGAAGAATGGCAAGAAGCTCGTAGCCAAAGAGAGGGTTTACCCTACTATAAAAACCAATCAATGAAAGCTAAACTTTCAGATTATAGAAACTAGTATGAAAAAGGAAAAAAGAACTGCAGTTGTAGTATCAGGTTATTTTAATCCAGTACATAAAGGTCATTTAGAATTATTTGAAAAAGCAAGAACAGTAGGAGATATCTTAATTGTTATTGTAAACTCTGACCACCAAAGAGAATTAAAAGGTTCAAAAGAATTTATGAATGAAGATGAGCGTCTTCGTATAGTAGAGGCTTTGAAACCCGTAGATTTTGCATTAATTTCAGCGGATGAAGATAAAACACAAAATCGCACATTAAAAGAAATTTGGACAATGTTTAATAGAACATTCAATATAGTATTTGCAAATGGTGGAGATCAAACAAATGAATCTATACCAGAATCTGAAACATGTGATTTTTTAAATATTAAAATGATTGATGGGTTAGGTAAAAAAGTACAATCGTCAAGTTGGTTATTAAAACAATTATAATATGAAAATAGGTTTATGTGGTACTATGAGTGTTGGTAAAACAACACTTGTAAATGCAATGAAGGAATTAGATATGTTTAATGGTTATACTTTTGCTACTGAACGAAGTAAATATTTAAGAGATCTAGGCATTCCCTTAAATACGGATTCAACATTAAAAGGTCAAACAGTATTCTTAGCTGAGCGTTGTGCTGAACTAATGAGCGATAATATCATTACTGATAGAACCATTATTGATGTTATGGCTTTTACTATGAATGCTAAATCAATTGATTATAAAGACAAAGAGGCATTTGAAAAATATGCTAAGGAATTTTTAGGAGAATATGATTATATATTTTATATATCACCTGAAGGGATTCCTATTGAAGATAATGGTGTAAGAGAAACAAATGAGCATTTTAGAGACATAATTGATTTTACCATCCACACATATATTCAGAGGTATGGTCATCGATGTAGCAATTTATACGAAATTAAAGGATCAACAGAAGAGCGTATTAGTCAAATTATTACATATTTATCATAAAACTACATATTGATGAAACGATCTGAATTACAAGAATATATTAAAGAACAAATTGTAGACATTTTGCAAGAAACATCTAAAGAAGATGTTCAAAACCAAGCTGATCTAAATAAAGAATTAGAAAAAACTAATGATTTAATGTCTAAAATGGACATGAAAGAAGAGGAAGAAGATGCTCCTGCTGGTGATAAAACAGTACAAGCTAAAGCTTCTAAACAAGATAAAATTATTAAGGATTTTAAACGTATTGAAGCTCAGATGAATACTCATCTTGAAATGTTTAAAAGTGCTGAAGGTGAAAAAGCAAAAAACACAGCAAAAAACATGCTTAAAAATTTAACCCCTGAATACCAAGCGGCTAAAAAAGCATATGATAAAATAAGAAATGTTAAAATCTAACATACTTAATATAATATTAATAGTAGTAATTGCTTCACTACTATATATAGTATTTTTTACAGAAGATGAAGATTATACTCAAGAATACAATGCTAAAATAGAAGCATTAGAACACAAAGTAGATTCTCTTCATCAAAGAAATGCTACTTTAGAATTAGAGGCTGATTCATTAGTAATTAAAATAGAAGAATCAGATAAGAAAATTAAAAAATTAAATACCAGAATATATGTTATCAAGAAAAAAACAAAGGAACAGCTTGATGCTGTTGATCTTTTCGGTGATGATGAGCTGGAACAGTTTTTCGCAAAGCGTTACAAACAGCCCCACGATTCAATTAACTAAACCAGTAGCTAAGTTAGTAATAAAAGATTTAATACAGTTTGATGGTCTGTCAAAAGAAATGCAAACTATGCAAATTATACTAACTGAAACTAATAATAAGCTTGTAAATCAAGGAACGTTAGTAGCAAACCTAAAAACCCAAGTAGAAAATTACCAAAAAATCATTGATAAAAAAGATCAACAATTTTCTACCCAAGAAGATTTAAATAAAAGATTACAACAAGATCTTAAAAAACAAAAACTTCGAAATAAACTAATGGGAAGTGCCGGTATTGTTTTAGCTATAGGTGCTGCTGTGTTAATAAATTAATGTCTGATTTAAAAAAAGTAATACGCCAAGAATATTTAAGATGCGCTAAAGATCCGGTACATTTTATGCGTAAGTACTGTTATATACAACACCCACAACGTGGGCGCATACAATTCAATTTATTCCCATTCCAGGAAAGAGTACTAACACTCTTCCAAAAACATGACTACACCACTATTTTAAAATCTAGACAGTTAGGTATATCAACTCTAACCGCAGGTTATTCCCTATGGTTAATGACTTTTCATAAAGATAGGAACGTGTTAGCATTAGCAACTACTCAAGCAACGGCTCGAAATTTGGTTACTAAAGTACAGTTTATGTGGGAGAATTTACCTTCATGGCTCAAAGTAGATTCAGCTGAAAATAACAAACTGTCACTTAGGTTAGTAAATGGATCAAAAATACAAGCAAAATCTTCTAATGCAGATGCCGCTAGATCAGAAGCAGTATCTTTGCTAATAGTCGATGAAGCTGCTTTCATTGATAATATTGCTGAAACCTGGGCTTCTGCACAACAAACCCTAGCAACTGGTGGGGGTGCAATTGTATTATCAACTCCTTATGGTACTGGTAACTGGTTTCACCAGACTTGGGTTAAAGCCGAAGCAGGTGAAAATGATTTTCTTCCCATTAGATTACCTTGGGATGTTCATCCTGAACGGGATCAGGTATGGCGAGATAGGCAAGATGAACTTTTAGGAGATCCTAGATTAGCAGCACAGGAATGTGATTGTGATTTTGCTTCTTCAGGTGATATTGTTTTTTATGGGGAATACCTTGAATTATATGAAAAGTCACATATTAAAGAACCATTAGAAAGAAGAGGGGTAGACCAAAACTTATGGGTATGGGAAGCAGCAGATTACTCCAGAAACTATATGGTAGTAGCTGATGTTGCAAGGGGAGATGGTAAAGATTACTCCGCATGTCATGTTATTGATATAGAAACAAACGTCCAGGTAGCAGAATACAAAGGTCAAATTGGAACTAAAGAATATGGTCATTTACTTGTTGGTTTAGCTACGGAGTATAATGAGGCAATGTTAGTAATAGAAAATGCAAATATAGGATGGGCTACAATTCAAGTAGCAATTGATAGAAATTATCCTAATCTTTACTATTCACAAAAGAGTGGAGAAGCAACAGTTGATTCGTATTTTGACAAATATCAAGACCATTCAAGAATGGTGGCTGGTTTTACAATGTCCTCTAGAACACGTCCTATGATAATAGGTAAGTTTCAAGAGTATGTCCAGGATCAAGGTGTAACAATACAATCAAAACGGTTGTTGGAAGAGATGAAAGTGTTTATATGGAAAAACGGTAGAGCAGAAGCCCAATCTGGATATAACGATGATTTAGTTATGTCATTTGGTATTGCAATGTACGTTAGAGATACAGCACTTAAATTTAGACAAAGAGGATTAGATTTAACAAAATCAACAATGAATAATATGACAGTTAATCGGACAGCATATCAAGGGGGATATTTCTCCTCAGGTAATGACAACCCATACCATATTCCTAATGGAAATGGTGGTAAAGAAGATATAAGCTGGTTAATTAAGTAATATTTATAACAATAAACAAAAATTATGGCTGATACTGGAGTATTTTCAAGGCTACAAAGATTATTTTCAACTGACGTTATTATTCGTAATGTTGGTGGGAACCAAATTAAAGTAATAGATAGCGGTAAGATTCAATCAGATGGGAAAATTGAAACTAATGCCCTTGTAGATAGATTTAGTCGAATTTATAACTCGAACCCTACATCTTTATATGGTCAACAATTCAATTTAAATTACCAATACCTTAGACCTCAACTCTATTCAGAATATGATGTAATGGATACAGATGCTATTATAGCTTCTGCTCTTGATATTATAGCTGACGAATCTAGTTTAAAAAATGATATGGGTGAAGTACTTCAAATTAGATCATCTAATGAAGATGTACAAAAAATCCTATATAATTTATTTTACGATGTATTAAACATTGAATTTAACTTATGGAGTTGGGTTCGCCAAATGTGTAAGTACGGAGACTTTTTTCTAAAATTAGAAGTAGCCGAAAAATATGGTGTATATAACGTTATTCCCTATAATGCATACCATATTGATAGACAAGAAGGATATAACCCCGATAACCCAAGTGAAGTAAGATTTGGATATAGCCCAGATGGGTTAACTAACCCCTCTTCAGGGATGCACAGCTTAAGACCAAATGTTAAAGAAAATGCCCACGCTATGTTCTTTGATAATTATGAAGTAGCACACTTTAGATTAATAGCCGATACTAACTATTTACCTTACGGTAGATCATATCTAGAACCTGCTCGTAAGCTATATAAACAATACTCATTAATGGAAGATGCGATGCTAATCCATAGAATTGCTCGCGCTCCAGAAAAACGTATCCACTACATAAATGTAGGTGCTATTCCACCAAATGAGGTAGACTCATTTATGCAAAAAACAATTTCTAACATGAAACGTACCCCTTATATTGACCAAAAAACTGGTGAATATAATTTAAAGTACAATATGCAAAACATGATGGAAGATTTCTATATACCAATCCGTGGGAATGATACATCAACTCGTATTGATACTACTAAAGGGTTAGATTATGATGGTATCACAGATGTAGAATATTTAAGAGATAAATTATTTGCCGCACTTAAAATTCCTAAGGCATTTTTAGGATACGAAGAAGATGTAGAAGGTAAAGCTACATTAGCTGCTGAAGATATTCGTTTTGCTCGTACAGTTGAACGTATTCAAAGAATTGTACTTTCCGAATTAAACAAAATTGCTTTAGTACATTTATATACTCAAGGATATACAGAAGAGAGTTTAGTTAATTTTGAATTAAACTTAACCACTCCATCTATTATATTCGAACAAGAAAAAGTAGAATTACTTAAATCTAAAGCAGAACTATCATCAACTCTAATAGAACAAGGCATATTACCCACAGATTGGATTTATGATAAAATTTATAACTTTAGTGATGATCAATTTGATGAATATAGAGATTTAATTAGAGAAGATGCTAAACGTAAATTTAGATTAAATCAAATTCAAGAAGAAGGTAATGACCCAGTTGAAACTGGTAAATCATATGGTACTCCCCATGATTTAGCTTCATTATATGGTAAAGGAAGAATGTATTCTGACCCAAGTAACGTTCCCGTAGGGTATGATGAAACAAACCCTGTAGGAAGACCTAAAGATATTGGGTCTAATGTTGGAACCCAAGATTCTAATTTTGGTAAAGATAGATTAGGTGTTAAAAGAATGAAGGATACAGATAAAAATGATTCTTCAAACAGTAGAACAGATAGTAATAGAAATGGAATTGCTTTAGAAAGCACACGTACTACTTACTTCCAAAATAAAGATATGCTTAACAAAATCCCAACAAAACGTTTAGTATTTGAAGACGATAAACAGGCAGAATCACTATTAGATGAAAGACAGTTAAAGGAGTAGTATTCTTTGCATATTTATAACAAAATATATTTTTTTAAATGAAAATCAAGCACTCAAAGTATAAAAACACTGGTGTTCTATTCGAATTATTAGTGCGACAGGCAACTGCTGATACCTTAAATGGCATTGATTCTGCTGCTATTGACTTAATTAAAAAATTTTTCGTTAAAAGTGAATTAGGTCGTGAGTATAAGTTATATGAATCTGTTATTAAGTCAAAAACATTAACAGAATCTAAAGCTAATTTAACTATTACAGCTATTCTAGAAACCTCTCAAAAATTAAATCGTACCTCACTGCGTAAGCAAAAATATAACTTAATTTCTGAGATAAAAAAACACTATAATCTAGACTCATTTTTTGGTGTAAAAATTAAAAATTATAAGGAGTTAGCTTCAACCTATACTTTAATTGAAGGGTATAATTCAAAAGAAGCAACCAATACAAACCAAATTGTAGATAATAAAGTAACATTACTTGAGTATTTAACTAAAACCTCAATAGTGACTAAGGATGTTAAAGAGGATGTGTTAAAAGAATTTTCTACTTATGATAAAGATCTTAGAATCTTAACCTATCGGGTATTATTAGAAAAATTTAACAGTAAATATCAAGATTTATCTAATGAACAAAAACAAGTCTTAAAGGAATATATTAATGCCGTAGATTCTTCTCATTCATTACGTGACTTTTATAATGGTAAAATAGTAGAATTAAAATCTACATTACTTAAAGAAGCAAAATTAATTACTGATAAAGCAACTCAAGTAAAAGTAAACGAAATTTCTAAGTTACTTGAAGAATTAGGGAAAAATAGTAAAGTATCATCTAATAATTTAGTTGATTTACTCCAATACTATGAACTAATTAAAGAAATTCAAGTAGCTAATGGCAAAGTATAAATACAAATTAAAAGAGGAACCCTTAGACTTTAAAGTAGGTGATACTAAAACTTCTAAAGGGGTAAAAACAACGGTAAAAGATATAGATCCTGAAACTGGTGCTATTTCTTGGAAGGTTGATTATGTTCCTGCTTTTGATTCTGTATTTAGGGAGTTTGATGAATTAAGAAAAGCAATTACTCAACTTGACCAAAAAACTAAAGATAATATTATAGACAATATTGCTGCTAATATAAAAGCAGAATTTAATCGCTATAGAACCCATATAAGAAAAAATTATCCTGATGCATATAAAAAAGTAGGCCCTACTAATGAAAATGAATTAGAAGAAATGTCTACTACTAATTCAGGTGGTGCTTCTTTTACTCCTGGTAAAGGTGCTCAATATGCTACCCCATATGCTTTTAAAAAGGGTAAGGGAGCAAATACAGCTACTAAATTTATGTATAAATTAGGTTATACTAATGCCCCATCTGTACCTAACAGAAAGTCTAAAGTTATAGACTATAAGAAGATAAAAGAAGGGGCTAATATGTATAATGAGAATGATGATAAGCAATATGAAAGAGAACAATTTCATAAACAGCGTATCCATGATTTCGATGAGTTACGTACTAGAGTACAAACACTCGATAAAAAATTAAAACAGGCTCAATTAGCCACAGACAGATACTATAGAGAAAACCCAAAAAGTTTTGCTGTAGTTTTTGGTACTGATATGATAAACGATTATTTAAACGATATAGATTCACTGCTTAGTCAAGATTAATATGAAAACACTACAAGAACAATACAACGCCATTTGCGAAGGAAAAGGTCAAAAAGACGTTTTTCTAAAGGAAGCTAAAAAACAGTTCCCTAATATGATTACTAACTCTGCTACTTTAGAAGAAACAGTACAAATTCTTACTAATAGAAGTGTAATCAGTGAAAACTTAGGAGGGTATATTGATTTAAAACCTGTAACACAAATGGAACCTTCTGCTAAAGAACCATATGAAATAGCTTATGCTAAATTCTTAGCTGAAGAAGCTAAAGTAGAAGAAAAGGATACTACTAAAGAAGTAGATGAAGCTAAAACAGCAGCATTTGATTATACAAATGAAAAAAACCTAGATAATCAAATTGGTTCAGAAGTACAAAAAGGTGTTTATTTTGAAGCTAAACAAGACCCAGATGCTACAATCGAAGAACTAAAAGAAAGAGTACTTAAAAACTTACAAAAAGACCAATTACACTATAAGAAAAATGCTTACTTTGGTATTGAAGGTTTAGGACTTGAAGAAATGGCATCTAATGAAGTATCAGGAAAACATAAATCATCAGGATATTCAGATAAATTAAAGTCTCTTGTAAAGGAATCTATTGGTGCAGTTGTCTCTAATTTTCCTGTTTTTGAAAAAGAGGAAAAAGAAGCAGCTCCTGCTCCTGAAAAACCTAAGAATAAAAAAATGAAAAAAGAATCAATTGATACCCAATTGGCTGAAATTGGAAAAGAAGCTGAAGCAGTAAAGTTAGAAGCTCAATTAAATTTTTTACATGATCATATTGCTGAAAAGCAAAATAGATTAGATTCAATTAACGAAGATGAAAACTTATCTGAATTAGTTGATAAAGCTAAAGTAAAAGAAATGATGAAAACCATTAAAGAGCTAAATAAAAGAGCTGCTAAAATGGAAAAACTTTACGAAAAATCATGTGGTAAAGCTTACTCTAGACAAGAAGAAATTGTTGGAGAAGAGGATGTACCTTCATTTGAATAAAATATTATGTCACAACTATTAATAGAAACTAACCTATGGAATACCAATTCTATGTTAACCGAGAACGTTAGCAAAGAAAATGGTAATCTCATAGTATCTGGCATATTAGCTACATGCGAGGTAAAAAATGGTAATGGACGCTATTATTCTCGTGAGTTGTGGGAAAGAGAACTTGATAAATATTCTGAATTTATAAATGAAAGAAGAGCAACAGGGGAATTAGACCACCCTGAATCTTCAGTTATTAATTTAAAAAATGTTTCACATATTATTACAGAAACATGGTGGGAAAAAGACCATGTTATGGGAAAAATCGAAATCTTACCAACCCCATCAGGACAAATACTAGGAGCACTTATTAAAGCAGGAGTTACTGTTGGTGTATCATCTAGAGGTATGGGTTCTCTTGAACAGAGAGGTGAAGTAATGGAAGTTCAAGATGATTTCGAATTATTATGTTGGGACTTTGTCTCAACCCCTTCTAACCCTGGATCATTTATGGGGGTATTAGCAGAAGGAAAAGAATCTAATTTTATGGATTACAGTAAAGTTAATAATACAATTAGAGAGATCCTTTGTTCAAAGGGATCATGTCCTATTTAAAAAGCCTGTTACCTTAGGCAAAACTAAAACCTGTAAGTACTTCGTGAGAAATATTTGCAGGTTTTTTATTTTTCTATATATTTTCATATACGTATCACCGCAATACACCATCCCTTATATGGTGTTCAATAAGTATAATAATTCTATTACGGTTCCTTAATAACCGTATTTCACAAAAAAATTTTGCGATTATGTCAAACAACAGAGATTTGCTCAAAGAAGCAATTGCTGATGCTAAAGCTGTTAAAGAAACTGCTATAGCTAATGCTAAAGCTGCTTTAGAAGAGTCATTTACTCCTCACTTAAGGTCTATGCTCGCTGCTAAATTAGAAGAAATGGATAAAGACGACGATATGAAAGAGTCTGAAGAAATCCAAGAAACTGATGCTGTAGATGAAGGATATGGTAAAGAAAAAGAGGAAGTAAAGGAAACTGAAGAAGTTGCGGAAGCAAAAGAAGAAGTTGATGAAGAAATCAACTTAGACGAATTTTTAGCCGAGCTAGAAGTAGCGGAAGGCGAGAAAAAAGAAGAGGTTAAAGAAGCTGAAGAGCTAGATGAAGCCAAGGAAGAACTAGATGAATCAGATGAAGTTGATGAAGCTGCCGAGTTAGAGGTGACAGAGGCAGACGGAGATGAAGCTGATGAAGAAGGTGAAGACGAAGCTGAAGAAGGAGAAGAAGAAGAAATTGACCTTGAAGATATGACGGAAGATGATCTTAAAAAGTTCATTGAAGGAGTAATTGCCGACATGGTAGAAACAGGAGAATTAGAAGCCGGACCTGAAGCTGATGCTGAAGGAGAAATGGGTGATGATATCGAAATGCCTATGATGGAGAAAACAGAAGAAGTAGAAGAAACTATTGAAATTGATGAGTCAGAAGAAATTGACGAAGCTAAAGATGCAGAAAAAGTAGAAGAAGCTGAGGAAATTGATGAGGCTAAAGAAGAAGTAGATGAAGTTGCTAACGCACTTGCTGAAATTGAAGCTTTAAAAGTTGAATTACAAGAAGTTAATCTATTAAATTCAAAACTTCTTTATACTAATAAGATCTTCCGTTCTAAAAACTTAACTGAAGCGAAAAAAGTTAAAGTGCTTAAAGCATTTGACAAAGCAACTACAGTTAAAGAATCTAAAGTTATCTTTGAAACATTAAATGAAGGGCTAGTTGATAAAGTATCAACACCTATTAATGAAGTAAAAGGTAGCGCATCTAAAGCAACCGGAACAGCTAACGTTGCTAAACAACCAATCGTTGAAAGCGATGCTATGGTTGAAAGATTTAAAAAATTAGCTGGTATTATTTAAACTATAAAATTATTATGAGCTTACAAACTCTTTTAGAATCTGCAAACCCATCGCAGGACCAGCAAAACGACGCTGCTCGTTTGGCTGCAAAGTGGGAAAAAACAGGACTACTTGAAGGTTTAGCTGGATCAAACAAGACTAACATGGGTGTTATCTTGGAAAACCAAGCAAAACAATTAGTAGTTGAAGCTTCAGGAACAAACTCTGGTGGTGCGTCTTTCGCAACTGGCCAAGGTGAGCAATGGGCTGGAATCGCTTTACCATTAGTACGTAAAGTATTTGGTCAAATCGCTGCTCAGGAATTCGTTTCTGTACAACCAATGAACTTGCCATCTGGACTTATCTTTTATTTAGATTTCCAATACGGTACAGGTGCTGACGCTGGAAAATCATTATATGGTGATGTACAAGGATTTGCTTCAAATAACACTACAGGTGGTTTATATGGAGCGGGACGTTTCGCTTATTCACTAAATGAAACTTCTTCTGCAAACATCCCTGCTGCTGGTGTAACTTCATCTGCTGCATGGTCTGACCTAAACTTTGATTCTGACTACTCAGCTTCAGCTGTAAATGACGAATTTAAATTAGTAACTATTGCTGATGCTAGCCTTCCAGGCTTAGATTCAGAGGCAGTACGTGCATTTGGATTATCAGGATCTGCAGGATTAGACAAGCATTTAGCTGCTTTCACACGTAGAAATTCTGCTGATAACGCAACTATTTTCGTTATTACAGGATCAGCTATGACTGGTGGAAATGTTAAAATTGACTATTCATTAGCTACTGCTGATAACCAAAGAGGTGACTTTGAAGATGGTAACACTGGATTAAACGGTGGTAACGATCCTATCTCTATCCCCGAGATCAACGTGAACATGAAGAGTTCAGCTATCGTTGCTAAAACACGTAAGTTGAAAGCTGCTTGGACACCAGAATTTGCACAAGATCTTAACGCATATCACTCAATCGATGCTGAAGCTGAATTAACTTCAATGTTGAGCGAATACATTTCTTTAGAAATCGATCTAGAGATCTTAGATATGTTAGTAGAGAATGCTGATGCAGGTGATGAAGTATGGTCTGCTGTTAACAATCGTTCATTCGATTCACAAGCTGGAGACGGAACAACTTCTGACCTAGGATTCTACAATTCACAAGGACAGTGGTTCCAAACTCTAGGAACTAAAATTACTAAACTAAGTAATAAAATTCACCAAAGAACTCTACGTGGTGGCGCTAACTTTATGGTATGTGCTCCTGCTGTAGGAACTATCTTAGAAGCAATCCCCGGATTTGCTGCTGATGGTGCTTCTGCTGATGTAACTAAAGGATCTTACGCTTTCGGTGTACAGAAACAAGGTTCAATCGGTGGTGGAAAAATTCAGGTATACAAAAACCCTTACATGACTGAAAACACAATCCTATTAGGATTCCGTGGTGGACAGTTCTTGGAAGCAGGTGCTGTATTTAGCCCGTATATTCCATTAATCATGACTCCTCTAGTATACGATCCAGATACCTTCACTCCACGTAAAGGTTTAATGACTCGTTACGCTAAGAAAATCGTAAGACCAGAATTTTACGGACGTATCCGTGTTGAAGGTCTAAACACTCTATAGTCTAGAGTCTAGATTTTGATTAAAATTAAACCCGGTCTTTGACCGGGTTTTTTTTATCTAAATATGTATAACAAAACATATTTTATGGCGAGTAAACCTCACACAGACGACATATACCGTCCGAAAAGAGCACCCAAAAACCCTATCAAGTTTACAATTTCCTTAAACGAGGAACAAAAATTAGCAAAAGCAAAAATATTAGAAAATACAATTACCCTATTAGGGGGGGCAGCAGGAAGTGGAAAGACACTTTTAGCTTGTAATGTAGCTCTAGACGGGCTATTTAGAAGACAATATGATAAAATTATTATCACTAGGCCTACAGTATCTAATGAAGATATTGGGTTTTTACCTGGTGATTTAAAAGATAAAATGGACCCATGGGTACAACCCATATACCAAAATTTCTATGCATTATATGGTAAAGAAAAAATGCAAAAATATTTTGATGCGGGTCAAATAGAAATTGTACCTGTATCATTTATGAGAGGTAGAACTTTTTTAGATTCAATTGTAATAGTTGATGAAGCGCAAAATCTAACTCACCCCCAAATGGAAATGATTATATCACGTTTGGGCTTAAGATCAAAAATGATAATATGTGGGGATTCAAACCAAATCGATTTACGTAAAAAATCTGATAGTGGGTTTAAGTTTTTATACACAGCATCTAAAAAAATTAAAAATTTAGAGGCAATAACCCTCCAAACTAATCATAGAGAACCAATAGTAGAAGATCTACTTAATTTTTATAGAGACGAACAAGCCAAACGACCTAACTCAAAAATTAGTGGTTCGCGTTCTATTTAATATTTATAAGAAAAATATACAATGGCAAATCCCGTAATATGGACAGGAACAAGCACATTCGTATCTGGCTCAGCAACCCCATTTGGGTTTTATGATGATGATAACGAATTCCAAGTGGATGCTGACAAAGTAGCAAACTTTTGTGCTAGAAGATTAGGCTATCCTTTAGTTGATGTTGAATTACAAGACATAAGTTTTTATGCTGCATTCGAAGAAGCAGTAACTACTTATGGTAATGAATTATATGCTTATAAAATTAGAGATAATCAATTAACCTTAGAAGGTGCTCCAACAAGTAGTAACCTTAATAAAAGCATTATCACCCCTAGTTTTGAATCAGTTGTTAGATTAACAGAACACTATGGTTCAGAAGCAGGCTCGGGAGGTAATATAACATATTATACAGGATCTATCCCACTTACTTCATCAGTACAAGATTATGATATAGCTAATTGGGCTTCTTCTAGTGGTATTACTACTGATGGGGATTATGGTATTGAAATAAAACGTGTATTTCATGAAGCGGGTCCTGCATCTGTAAAATATTATGATCCATATGTAGGAACAGGATTTGGATCACAAAATTTATTTGATTCATTCGGATTTAGTAATATGTCTCCGGCAATTAATTTTATGATGATGCCCCTAAACTATGACATTTTAACAATTCAAGCAATTGAATTAAATGATATGGTTAGAAAATCCAATTTTAGCTTTGAATTAAAAAATAATTCACTTAGAATATTCCCAATCCCATCTAAAGTAAACCCTGGTAATTTGAGATTTGAATATATTAAGCGTAATGAACGTATGGATAGTGCAATTTCAATCCAACCAGAAAAAATTACTAATGTATCGGATGCACCGTACTCAAACCCTAGATATAGTCATATAAACAGTGTAGGTAGACAATGGATATTTGAATACACTTTAGCATTATCTAAAGAAATTTTAGGATATATTAGAGGTAAATATTCCTCTGTTCCAATCCCTGGAGCTGAAGTAACACTAAATCAAAATGATTTAATTTCAGCTGCAACTGCAGAGAAAAATGCTTTAATAGAAAGACTAAGAGGATATTTTGAAGATACGTCTCGCAAGTCATTACTTGAAAGAAAAGCAGCAGAATCAGAATATGCAAATATGGAATTAAAGAATGTTCCATATACAATTTATGTAGGATAATATGGCAATGTTTGGACGCTCACGTGATGTGAGTTTAATTAGAGGATTAAACCGAGAGTTATTACATGATATAATAACTCAACAAGCGGCTATATATAAATTTAAATTAGAAGAAACTAAAACAAATTTATATGGAGAAGCAGCAGGGGAAAAATTCTATGACGGCCCCTTCCTATTTAATTGCCTAATTGATAGAGAGGATGAATCTTATACCAATGAAAGCTCAGGTATAAACTTTTCTCAAGGTATAGAATTTAGGTTTTTAAGGGCAGATTTAGTAGATGCTGAAGTAAAAATTGAAGTAGGAGATATTATATTATATCAAAACAATTACTATCAAGCTGATAACGTATCTTCAAATAGATATTTTGTAGGTAAAAATCCTGATTACCCTAACAATAATGATGATGGAACAGAAAACCCACTAAACCCAGGTTTAGATGATTTTGGTGTTAGTTTATCTGTAATAGTTAAAACACATAAAGTACCATCAGATAAAGTAGGAATATCTTCATATAAAGAAAGATTTTAATGGCACAATTTAGAAAACCTATACCAAAATCACAAAAAGAAATTAGTAACAGTAATAATATTTCTTTTGATAATACTAGAGGAATGTCTCAGGAATTATCTAATAGAGGTACTAAATTAAGTGCTAAAAATGACACATCAAAACCATTATCAATTGGTATTAAAGATCTAGATGAAGCGGTATTTTATTACTTTAATAATGTTATTAAACCCTCGGTAATTCAAAACGGTGAACGTAGAAAAGTACCCATAATTTACGGGGATCAAGAAAGATGGAAATCCTTTCGCAAAGACGGATATTATAGAGACAAAGGTGGTTCTGTAATGTTACCTATTATTATTATTAAAAGAGATACTGTAGAAAAAGATAGAACAGTTTATAATAAATTAGACGCAAACTCCCCTAACTTATACGGCAGTTTTGCTACTAGCTATAACCCTAAAAATTCATACGGAAACTTCGATGTATTAAATAATCGCAAACCAGTACAACATCATAACTTGACTGTTGTACCTGATTTTGTTACATTAAAATATAGTTGTATTATCCAAACGTATTATATGGAACAACTAAATAAATTAATTGAATCGGTAGAATATGCTTCTGATTCGTATTGGGGGGATCCTGAACGTTTTAAATTTAGGGCTTTTATTGATTCATTCTCTACCGCAACAGAAGTAACTGCGGGTCAAGATAGGTTGGTTAAGTCACAATTTGATATTAGATTACGTGGGTATATAATTCCTGACGTAATACAAAAAGATTTAAATTCTGCTAAAAAAGTAAATTCAAAATCAAAAATAACTATAACGTCAGAAGTAGTAAAAAATATAAATGACATATAGTAAATTTTTAATAAAAGTTTTATTCAATGAAGGTTCATCAAAGGGAACAAATATTAATTGATTTTAATGAAGGTCCTAAAGTAGAAATTTTAGGCTCTAGATATAAAAAGTACAAGGTAGAGTTTATAAATTCTGAAACTGACGAGATAGTCCACAAAACCTCAATNACTAATAATATGTGGACTAAATGCTCCCAGCAATGGAATATACCTTGGATTATTAAAATTAATAATAAAATCCACCATGTATTTGACTTAAAAGGAAAAAATATTAAAATTAATCTTCATTCAAAATCAGTAGGAGATACATTAGCTTGGGTTCCTCAAGCATTAGAATTTGCAAATTATTATAACTGTAATGTTACTGTCTCAACTTTTCATAATGAATGGTTTGAGGGGCTAGAAGCTTATAAAAATATCACATTTATCCCTCCAAACCAAAAAGGTAAATTTTATGCTAGTTATAATATTGGGTGGTTTAAAAATAATGAATCTGACTGGGACCAAGGTTCTTCTCACCCTATAAAACCAAATACTATACCCCTTATCCAAACTGCTTCTGATATTCTAGGTTTACCTTATAAAGAAGTAAATTATGGAGTTAATTTTAAACCTAAAGAAAGACCACTCCCCGAAAAATATATTTGTATAGGACCTAGATCAACAGCAGGATTAAAAGAATGGCCTTATAATTATTGGGGAGAGTTAGCTAATATGTTAACTAAAATAGGATATAGAGTCATAAATATATCTTATGAAGGTTTTAGTGCTCCTAATATTATAGATAGAAAAGGATTAAATTGGGAAGATACTTATAATTATTTGTATCATGCTGAAGTATTCATAGGACTAGGGTCAGGGTTATCATGGTTTAATTGGGCTATGAATAAGCAAACTTTAATGATTAATAATTTTATACCTTATGGATATGAAATGACTAATAATGTCACAAAAATAGAGGATTATTCTGTGTGTAATAATTGCTGGGTTAACCCTAACCATATATTTGATCCCGGTGATTGGGATTGGTGCCCTGAACATCAAAACACCCCATTACATCACATATGTCACAAGATAATATCACCACAAAGAGTATTTAAAGAAATCCAAAAAATACTTAAATTCCAACTAACTAATATATATTTATAATAAATTAAATTATGTCAAAGACAGTAAAGTTACAACAAGAAGAGTTACAATCAATTAAATCAAACCAAGACAAAATAACACAGTTAATTTTTGCCATGGGAAATGTCGAGTTGCAAAAGAGTAGACTTTTAGAGGAAATCAATATAGTCCAATCAGAACAAGACGCTTTAGGTAAAGTGTTATCTGATAAGTATGGTGAAGGGGATATTAATTTCGAATCCGGCCTATTAACCCTAAAAGAAACATTGAAAACACCAGAAGAAACCACAACACCATCAGAATAAATTGCTTTTTGAAAGGGTTTCTCATATTTATAAGAAAATAATACTTAAATAAACACATAAAATGGCAGAAACTCTATTATCTCCAGGTGTATTAGCCCGAGAAACTGACCAATCTTTTATCCAAGGACAGCCTATTCAAGCAGGGGCTGCCATTGTTGGTCCCGCTGTAAAAGGACCTGTTGGATTACCAACGTTAGTTACCTCTTTTAGCGAATACCAAGCAATTTATGGGGGAGCAGCTACAAGCGGTTCCCAACAATATGCTTACTTAACAGCTACATCAGCTCAAAATTATTTCTCTCAAGGTGGTAATTCATTATTAGTTACTCGTGTACAAAGTGGTAGTTTTACAGCTGCAACTAGTACTACAATTGCAAATGAAAATACATCTGCATCATTTGCATTACAAACTTTAGATGAAGGTGTAATTGCAAATAGTGCTACTGGTACAAAAGATAATGTAAAATGGGAAATTACAGGAGTAAGTAAAGAAACAGGTACATTTAGTTTATTAGTACGTAGGGGTGATGATACTCACTCTAATAAAATTATACTAGAAACATTTTCTAATCTTTCATTAGACCCAAAAGCACCAAATTATATTTCAAAACAAATTGGTGACGTTAGCTTTATAGTAGATAATGATGAGGGTGATTTTTATGTTAAAGAAGATGGTCAATATGTAAATAAGAGTAAATATGTCCGTGTAAGCGCCGTTAATACTCCTACATTAGACTTCTTTGAAAATGATGGAACTTTTAAAGCTGCATTAACATCATCCTTACCAGTTGCTGGTTCAGGATCATTTAGTGGTGCTACAGGAGAATTATTCCCCGGAAACTCCCCTGCTCTCTTTGGAAAATATATTGAAGGAGATAATGTTCAAGGTATTCATCCAAATGATTATACAGAATCTTTGGATCTGTTAACAAATACAGACAACTATAAATTTAATTTAATTACAGTACCTGGTCTAAACCATAATGATCATGCCGCAGCAGTAAATAAAGTTGTAACATTAGCAGAAGGAAGACAAGATTGTATTGCTGTAATTGATTTAAGAGGATATGATTCAACGGTTGCTCAAGTTAAATCTGGAGCTTCTGCATTTAATTCAAGTTATGCTGCTACATACTGGCCTTGGTTACAAACTATAAATGGTGAAACTGCCCAAACAGTATGGGTACCAGCATCAACAATGATACCAGGAGTTTACGCACTTACTGATAAATCAAGCGAGGCCTGGTTTGCCCCAGCGGGTCTAACGAGAGGTGCTTTAGGTAATGTAATTAAAGCGGAAAGAAAATTAACCGCTGGTAATAGAGATACACTATATTCTGCAAATGTAAACCCAATCGCTACCTTCCCTGGACAAGGTGTTGTAGTATTCGGACAGAAAACACTTCAAAAAGGTGGTAGTGCATTAGATAGAGTAAATGTTAGACGTTTGTTAATTGAACTAAAAAGCTATATTTCACAAGTTTCAGATAACTTAGTATTTGAACAAAATTCAATTGCTACAAGAAATGGCTTCTTAACTCAAGTAAATCCATACTTAGAGTCAATTCAACAAAGACAAGGATTATATGCTTTTAAAGTGGTAATGGACGAAACAAACAATACAGCTGATGTTGTAGATAGAAATGAGCTAGTAGGTCAGATCTTCTTACAACCAACTAAAACAGCTGAGTTTATTGTATTAGATTTCAATGTGTTGCCAACAGGAGCTACATTCCCGGCATAAAAATTTAAAATAAGAATATTTATAATAAACGCAAAGTAAAATGGCAATATTAGATAGCAACGAAATTTTCTACACGGCATTTGAGCCAAAACAGAAGAATAGATTTATCCTGTACGTAGATGGTATCCCTTCATATATTATGAAAGGTGTAGGAGCTGTATCTTTAACACAAGAGACAATCCCACTTAACCATATTAATGTGCAGAGATTTGTAAAAGGAAAAACAAAATGGAATACCATTGAGTTTACATTATTTGATCCAATTACACCTTCTGGAGCTCAAGCAGTAATGGAATGGGTACGATTGCACCACGAATCCGTAACTGGACGTGATGGGTATAGTGATTTCTATAAAAAAGATTTAACGGTTAATGTACTTGGACCTGTAGGTGATGTCGTATCAGAATGGGTTATTAAGGGTGCTTTAATCACAGCTGCTAGTTTCGGAGATTATAGCTGGGATCAAGAAAGCGCTGCTCAAGAAATAACCATGACCGTACAACCAGATTATTGCGTACTTAATTTTTAAACTACTTTCCCTCTATTATATTCTTTCAAAAGGAGCTTGGCTTATGTCAAGCTTTTTTTTATATTTAATATGTATAAACATATAATAAGTTATTCTAAATAAAGATTATGGCAGATTTTAACCTTCCAACTGAAATAGTAGATTTACCTTCCCAAGGGAAATTGTATCCTGCAGATCACCCATTATCAAGTGGTAAAGTTGAAATGAAATACATGACCGCTAAGGAAGAGGATATTTTAACTAACCAAGGATATATAAGAGATGGGGTCGTATTAGATAAACTACTTCAATCTTTATTAGTTACTAAATTTAANTANANTGATTTATTAATTGGTGATAAAAACGCCATTATGATTGCCGCTCGTATTCTAGGATATGGTAAAGACTATAAATTTAATTATGCTGGTAGAGAAGAAATAGTAGATTTAACTCAAATTGAACCTTTACTTATTACCGAAGAAGTAGAAAAAACGGATTCAAACGAGTTTAGTTTTACTCTTCCTCAATCTGAGAATTTAATTACCTTTAAATTACTAACTCACGGTGATGAAAAAAAGATTGAACAGGAACTTAAGGGATTAAGTAAAATAAATAAAAATTCCTCCCCTATAGTTACTACAAGACTAAAACACCAAATTCTCTCAATAAACGGAGAAGATGAACGGCCAAAAGTACGTGAATTTGTAGATAACTATCTACTAGCCCAGGATTCTAGGGCATTAAGAGAAGAAATTAAAAGAATTGGACCAGACGTAGATCTGACTTTTTTTCCCGAAGGGAGTGATAGACGAGTCGATATCCCAATTGGGCTTAGCTTTTTTTGGCCTGACATCTAAAATAATTCCTGAATACAGAGCTGGAGTATTTAAACAAATACATGAAATAGTTTTCCATGGTAATGGAGGCTATGATTGGAATACTGTTTATAATATGCCTTTGTGGTTAAGAAAGTTTACTTTCAATGAAATTAAAAACTATCACGAAAAACTAAACCAAAAGATAAACTCCCAAACTCAAGACCCAAATAAGAAAAATCTTATAAACTCTGATGGTACTGTAAACGCACCTGATTTTGCTAAGGCCTCTGAACCATATAAAGGTAAAACAAGTTATAAATAGTAATATTTATAACATATACCCTACATTAAATGGCAAGCGAAGAACAATTAAATAATGCCCAAAAATTACGTCAAGAATTAGATGATATTTTATTTCTCCAACGTAGTTTTACTGATGAAGCCTTAAAAGCAGCAAAAGCCGTATTTGGTACTAGTGAAAATGCTAGAAAAGCAAAATCTGCCTTTAGAGGAGTATCTAATGCTACTCAAGATATTGCTAATACTTTAAAAGAAGCTATGGATGGTACTAAATCTATAGATGCTCTTCAAAAAACTATAGATCGACAAACTTCATCAGTTGCTACAATTCTTGGAGAACTATCTCAATTAGATAGTAACAGAATAGATTTAGGAGAAAAAGATTTATCCCTTTTAGGAAGAAAAGAAAGGATATATGATATACTAAAGGATCAAAGTAATGGTTTAACAGATGATGAAGAATACTTACTTGGTTTATACGCCGATCAACTTGAAACTTTAGAAGAACAAGAAAAAATAAAAAACCAATTAGCATTAGTTCAAGAAAATATGGGTATTTTACCCTCTTTGGGTTCTGGAATTGAAGGTCTTTTGAAAAACTTTGGTGCAGGTGGACTTGCAGATAAACTAGGATTTAAAGAAGCTAGAATGGAAGCAGAATCTTTTGCTTTAAAATCAAAAGATGGTGCTGGTAAATTTAATGTAGCGGGAAAATATATAACTACATTAGGTAAAAATTTATTAAAATCTCTAGGTCCTTTAACTCTAATAACTTCATTTCTAAAAGGCTTATTTCAAGCTAATGCCGAAACAGTTAAACTTCAAAAATCATTTTTACTTACTAGTGAACAAGCTGTAGATTTAAGACAAGAAATGTCAACTGTAGCTAATACTACAGGTAACATTAATATTACTGCTACTAAGTTATTAGGTACTATATCTAGTATCAATGATCAATTTGGATTCGTTGCTAGATTTTCAGATGAAACATTAGTAAATACAACTAGATTAACTGAGCAAGTAGGATTAGCAGCTGAATCTGCAAATGCGTTAGCGGGTCTAACTGAAATACAAGGAGGTAATGCTGAAACAATATATGAAAATACTGTAGGTACTTCTCTTGAATTAGCCAAACAGTCTGGGGTACAAATTACAGCTGAAAAATTATTTTCTCAAATAGCTAAAACAACAGGTACTGTTAGAGCTAATTTAGGTTCTAATCCTATTGAAATAGCTAAGGCAATTCAAAAAGCACAAGAATTTGGTGCTAGTTTAGAACAAGTTGCGGCAGCAGGAGAATCACTTTTAAATTTTGAACAATCTATTGAAGCTGAACTCTCAGCAGAATTATTAATAGGTAGAAACATAAACCT